CCGCGATTTTTTCCAGATGAGGGAAATGCGGAATCTGCAAGATCACGCCGCCTTCGCTTTCGCTATCGCCGGTACTTGCCGGCGATCCAGGCTCCTCAGCGGACAGAACGAAAATCTGACCGTTGCGATAGTCGACACGGACAAAGCGCGAGGCTTTGGTTTCCACCGGCGCCACACCGAGTGCATTGAGCAGGCCGAACTCATTCGGCAGACGATTCACCTCCTGGGTGAGATCGAGACCTGTGTATGGGAAATCAAACATATCTTCTCTCCTGACGGCGCAGCCCTGCCACAGCCGATCAATTTGAAATTGGCAAAGCGGAGCGCAGCCAGAGCCGCGCCCCAGGGTGGTTAGCGGATCTTGATCAACAGGCCCTTGATCATCTCGATCGCCTGGGCCTTCTCGGTTGCGGTGATCCCGTCAGGCCACTTGATCGCAGATGCGGAAACAATCGCTGGGCCATTGTCGATAGAGAGACCGGTTGCGGTCACCCCATCTGGTGCCGTGGTATTGCGCAAAGACAAGCCGATAATCTCCGCGCCCGGCTCCCAGGCCACCCGCTCGTTACCGTCGGCTTCCTGATCGATAACCACGATGACTTCAAAACTGTCACCTTCGACAAAAGCTGCAGCCCCACCAGAAATGGTGAACTTGATCTGCTTGGCAAACGCGGCTCCGCCCGTTGCTGTCCCTATCGATTTGCCGTTCGGCCCCTCTACACGGAACTTGGAAGTACCGTCAGCGCCACCGGTGGTGCAGGTAAGAACATAGGTGCCTTCAACTACAGCGCTCGTTGTCGCCGGATCCGCCAGCGCAATCGTGCCGTCGCCCGTTCCACCAGCAACGGCTGCAGCGGAAGCAGAAACGGAACCGGCCGCAAGGGCATAGGCCAAAGGCGTTCCGAGCAAAACCACGCGGTCAGCGCCGTCCCCGGCTGAAAGGGTATAGTCTTCGCGGCAGAACTGCGGGTCATACTCCAGCTTGAGCAGATCACTTTCGCGAGCCGGAGCGGTATGGGAAGAAAAATAAAGCGTCATTGCGCTCACTCCATCATGATGGGCGGAAAGCCCTGATTAGGGAAAAGGTGCGAAAGCCGGATCAGCTTGGGTGATTGGCCTTGGCCAGCCGGGAGTCGACCAATGTTGAAAGGCCACTTTTGGCTTCGGGCTTTCCACCACCACGATGCATTCCTGCACCATCAAGGCGTTGACGCTCGTAGTTAGCCGGGTTGTCACCCAGGTCATTGCCTTCGCCATTCGGGGCCGCCGCCAGAATGGCCTTCGCGCTTTCGACAGCCACGCCATTATCAGCCAGCAGCTTGGCCTGGACTTCGCGGCCCTTGGCTTCCTCAAGTCCCATGATCGCATCACGACGATCACGATCATCCTTGTCTGCCTTCATTGTGGAATTTTCAGCCTTGAGAGTTTCGAGTTCGGCGGCCAGCTTGTCCGCCCGTTCCTTATCCGTCATGTCAATCTCCTTCGGTTGACAGGTTGACGCCGGGGCGGATGCCTTCGGCTCATGCGAGATCTTGTTCAGATCCCATTTCTTTGATTTCGAAAGGGCCACCAGACGGTTCGGCGCCGCGGCGTAAAGCCGGTAGTCAAACGCGGCGACTGCTTTGGCCTTTGCTTCACCAACATCATCCGCGAATCCTTCGGTCACAGCTTCATCAGGCCCGAACCACCGCTCAGCCTTCATGATGTCGCGGGCTTCCTCAATGGACTTGCCAGAGCGCGCGGCATAAACCCGCGCATAGGACGTGGCCAACGCCTCCAATCCTTCGATCGTCTTGGCGTGATCAGCAGAGTTTCCGAATGTCATTCCGGCAGGGTCATGGATCATCATCACAGAGCCAGCGGACATGGTGATTGCATCTCCGGCCATCGCGATCAGCGATGCTGCCGATGCCGCAATCCCGTCAACCACAAGACTGGTCTGACCCGCCCTGCGGCCAAGCATGGCATAAATTGCGGCACCCTCGGTGGCGTAACCACCACCCGAATTGATCCGCACCGTGAGGTCGGCGTCATCTTCAATCTGCGCCAGGGCCACCAGAACTTCGCCCTGGGTAAAGCCATCGTCCCAAAAGCTATCGCCAACGAAGCCGGTCAGCGTCAGCTGACCGCCGTCAAGAATACAAGCCATGTCTGATTTCCTTTTAGTAGGGCCGGTGCCTGACACCGATCGCATAGCGCCGGCGTGTGGTCTTGCCGCTCGCTTCATCACATTTGCGGTCTGCCTCAGCGATCAGACGATCGAGGCCCGCCGAATCCGCCTTGGCAAATTTCACCATGTCCTCGCCGAAGCGGGTTTCCGAAACCGATTGACCCGTCGCAATGTCGCGCCGCAACTGCCGCAGATCGATTGCCTCCTGGCACCAGTCTTTCTCAGACATTTGCCGGTTCCCTCAATCCTTCTGCCGCCGCACCATTCGGCCCTGCTCCATCGCCACCAACACGGCGGCCATGCGGTGCAGCAATAATGCCATCAAGCTTCTTGACTTCACGCGCGATCTGGTCGGTTTCTTCCTCCCAGTCGAGGCCCTTCGCCGCATAGATGCGCTGGAGTGTGGCCGTTCCGGATTCAAGCTCAACCTTGTTTGCAAGAGCGGCCTTGTATGGATCCGCTTCCGGCTTCTCCGGGCCGCGCCATTCCGCATCCACAACCCGCTCGAAGTTTGCGCGGAATGCCCGATACCCACCTTTGAACGGTATCTGACCGGTGCCGATCATCTCATCGAGCCAGGCCTCATAAACACCCTGCACGAATGGCGCCGGAATGCGTTCACGCCGTCGCGTTACGATCGGCCAGATCGAGGCCACGCTCATGCGCGTCGAACTATAGGATGCGTCCGAGTGATCCATGGTCAGGTTCTCGAATGTAATTCCCAGGCACCGCGCAATCTCTCGCTGCATGTTCTGCTGGAAAGGCACATACTGCGGGCCGGGTGTCTTGGTCCCGTGGATTTCAAGCTCCTCGCCTGGTCCGAGATGGTTAATCTGGCTTGCGTCACCGCCAATCGACAGGGTTTTGTTTTTGAGCGCGTCAATCCGGTGGTTCCAAACATCCAGAAGATCGTTGGCGAGATCGCTGGCCCCCTTGAACTCAGTCGCATCGCGAAGCATTTGCAACCCTTCGAACGCCTCCGCTGAAGCTTCCGGGCTTCTGATTGTTGCCGCAAATGCTGTCTGCAACAGCGCTGTGGTCAGTGTCGCATCCGCCAGCTGATCGCTCTGGGCGATCGTTTTGAAGCATGGCGTCATTGGCGAGATGCCGCGCGGGCTATTGGGTGTAGCCCCCCGATCCATCACATGCAGCACCTTGGTCAGACCATTGCCAAATCGAGCTGCGACATCCAATTCGCGCTCTATCCCTGATTCATTTCGGCGAACCCAGTAGGCCTGCACGCGGCCGATTTCATCGTGATAGATGCCACCGTCCCAACCCTCAACAAGGCTGGTCTTGTGCGGAACTCTGTGTGGTGAAATGAGGCTCACCTTTGTTCCGGTCGAAACCCCATAGCGCGCCCGGTTTCCGGCATCCATGAAGTCAAGAATGCCAAACCCCTCGCCTGCCGCCAGGTAATAGCGCATGACGCCATCAAGCGATTCGGAAATAGTCGCCTTGCCCGCCAGATCGCACTCTGCCGGCTTCCAGGAATAGCGCCGCCATTCATCCTCGACCAACCGGCACCAGTCCGACCGTTCCTTCTCGTCATAACCAAGCTTTGACAGGTCCGGGCGTGCGTTGAGTTTCAGTTCAACGCCGATTGTATCGACAATGATCTGATCAGCCGCACCGGCAATCCAGCCGGAATTTTGCATGAAATCAAATGCAAGCGCGAACGACCGCCGCACCGCCTCGCGGATGTCGTGTTTGACATCGCGCGTCACAGCACGCCGCATGGACAATACCCCAGCGTTGTCGTGCCCCATATAGCGCATCAGCGCTGGCGCTGGTGCCACATCTTGGCGAACTCGCGCCGCTGGGCGCAGCATATTCAGAGCTCTCATTGCCAGGTTCATGAATAGCTTTTCCACTTGGTTCGGGATCGCGGCGCGGTTTCCGACTTGGCTGGAGGAGCCTTCTCAGGCCCAGCCCTTTGCACCGCATGAGATACAGGCGACAGCAGATCAGCGTCTGGAGATGGATGCAGATGCGAGCGCAGCGCGGCCCATTCTTCAGGCCGCATTCTGGTCAGGCCAAGGTGCTCGGCCATAGCCATAGAATAGATACGGCAATCGAGCAGGTGGTTGTCTTTCCGGCTTCGCTTCCATTCTTCACGGTATCGGCCATTGACCATCTTCTGCTCGAAGTATTCAGCCGTGATCTGTTTGAAGTATTCCTCATTCTGCCACTTGCCGAAATGGCAGTAACCAGGTGGGTCAAACATTTCACCGGCAGCCTGCCCGATCTTGTGCAGATTGCCGTAGAATTCCGACTTCAGAGACCATGTTCCGATCGACCATAGCCGGGCAGAACCATGCTTCTTTCTCTTGCCCCGCTTGGTTACAGACTTGTTTGACGGTACGCCTATCGCAGGCACGCCGCGGCCAGGTTGCCCTTTGATGGCGTAGGTATTGTGCCTGCGACGGCACCACTCCATCACCTGGTTTGTGCGCCCTCCGTCACCCGCATCAACTGCAAATGCATCAAGGCGGCGTTCACGGCCCCAGGCATCAACCAACGGCGTCCGCCAGTATTCATCGAGCGCAAGCCATGCCCCCGCTTGCGGGTTATCCGTTGCCCCTTCAAAATAGGCATAATCCACAGTCCAGGACTGGCGGTCCTGTGCAAAGCAGACAAGCTCCGCGTAAATCCCTGTGTGCTGAACGTCCGCCGCGCCCGTTACAATCAGGCCCTCTGCCGGAACAACTCGCTTCTCATAATCCTCCCGGCGCTCCATGAGCCGTTGATGGTCAGGCGCATTGCCGCGCATCGCGTAAGGCAGCGCCAGGGCCAAGTTCGAAAAATCTTTCGCACCGGCTTCGCCCTTGCCAAGCGATTCCAGATAGTCTTCGGCAATCGCTTCATAGCTCATCATCAGGCTGATGAAGGCATCCACATGGAAGCCCGGCTCGCGGTCAGGCCCCGGTGCTGTTGCAATGTAGCGGCCGGAACGAACTGCAACTACCCGCTCGGACTCTGATATTTCGTGTGAGCAGTTTTCGCACTGGTATTGAGAACGATGCGGATGCGCCTTGTTCACAATCAGGTTTTCAAAGAACTGGACCTGCTCAAAACCACATTCAGGGCACTTGATGTTCCAGAAGCGCTTGTCCGACCTGAGAAAGTCCCGGTCGATCCGGCAGTGACCAGGGCCTTCTCCGTTCTCTTCGCCGGTGTCAATTTCCGGCGTAGAGAGCGCAAAGATCTTGTAGGATTTCGTGCGGCGGAATGCGGTGAACCGTCCGAAGTACAACGTCTCAGGATCTGCGCCGTTTGGCAGTTCCTTCCATTTGCTGACCTCATCCTTGACCCCGAAGCGGCAAGTTTTGGACGAAAGATCCATCACTGTGTTCGCGTTACCAAGATAGATGGCGCCGCCAGCGAACTTCTTCTCGTAAGTCGTAGACCCGACACCAGATCGGCTGGTCGACGGATAGATGATGCTCTTGCCGGTATGCTTCTGCCACTCGTCGATGAGCGGCTGAAGCTTTCCCGAATTCATGTCCTGCAGCGCATCAATTCCCGGCACCGCGAATAGCACATTGTCCGGCATGACTTCAGCCAGGTAGAGCGACCAGGCCAGTGCCAAAATCGAAACGCCGGTCTGTTGTGCCTTGCGAACCGTCACCTGGTTGCAGGGATGCTCGATCGAAAGACAATCGGCAATTTCCAACAGATAAGGCGCATCGGCCGCTGACCACAGCTCTCCTTTGAGCGGACCGTCGACCAGGATCACGTTCCGAGTCAGCCAGTTCCGAAACGTCTCCGGGCGGGTCGGCCGGATGGCCACCGCAAGCGAAGAGAACGTCAATCGCTCCGCACCCGGATGGCAGATGGCATGCACTGTCATGCGTCCGCGTCCTCAATTGCCGGATCCTGTTCGCTCGACTGAAGCGCGAGATCGGCCAGCACGCTGGCGATCTTCGTGTTCATCTCGAAGGCCGTCTCGCGCAATGCCACCCGCAAACCATGGGCGCCCTCTTTCGAAACTGCGATCGACAGATCATCCGCCGAATTCGGCAGGCGGGCGATCATGCTCTGGATTTCCCGTCCGGCCTTCGCAAGCGCTTCCACAAGCAGATCGGCACGCACAAGGTTGCCGGCCAGTTCCTGTTGCCGCAGCCGCTCGCGGCCGACCTTCAGCCAGGCCTCCTGACGCAGCGCCTCGTCTCTGGAGTTCGCCACCACCAACTCTGCTGGCTTCGCTGATTTGGCCGAACCTGAGCGGGCCGCGGTCACCTTTTCAGATGATGAAAACTTCTCCCTGTGATGATCGAAGTGCGCCAGACTGAACCGGACAATCCGGCCGCGCCCATCGCGCTCAACCGGCAGACCAGATTTCTCGACAAGCTCGCGAACCAGTTTCGTGACCGCTTGCTTCGTCACCCCGTCGCGGTCTGCAACATGAGCTGGCGCAACCATGATGTTGTCCATGCTGCTTTCCGTTAGTTCCTTTTTTTTCGGTCCGCTGACAACTGGCAGCGATGGCTGACAACCCTGACAACCCAACTTTGAAAGCGGCTTTACTGGCAGCTTTTCGGGAGCTTTCCCGCCCGCGCGGGGTGGGGAGGTGGGTACGGTCCCTAAACCAGGGGGGTGGGGGTGAGGCAGGTCAGGTGACCACGCCGTTGGTCAGGCGGGCAATCTCGTGGGCTATGCGCTGCGGCAGGACGCGGGCAACGGTTGAGTTGAAGGCATCGGCTGTTGCGCCCTTGACCATCTCGTTGGGGATGACGACGCCTGACTTCTGCTTCTCGATCGGGAACTTGGAGGCCCCTGCCCGCATAAAGACATGTCCGTTCCAGCTTGGCTTGGCCACCCGGTTGGGCCACCAGCCTGCACGCATGAACGTGGTGGTGAACACCCGGCGCTTGCCGAATGGTGCGGCGCTAACACCCTTGCGGGTTTCGCGTGCGCCGAAATATTTGAGCGCGATATCTCCGCCGTGTGATGTCATTTTGTAAGTCAGGATCGACGGGTTCGACCGCGAGATCCTGACTGCCTTGACGATTACTGGACGCTTGAGCCCGGTTTGCCGCGCCAGCTTCTGGCGCACCTGCGTGCGGGCCATGTCGCCTGTCCGGTTGATCGCCCGGTTTTCGGCCTGAGCCATCTGCTTGCTGCCAAGCGCCTTGAGCGCATTGTCAAACCGGCGAAGGCTTTCGACATTCTGCCAGGTGAGCGATAGCGCCACGGTCAGTTGCCTCTTGCTTGATGGTGTCCAGACATAGCTTGCGCACTAGCCTTGAATCGGTTCGCCTCGCTTGAGGCCGATCAAGGCGGGGCCGGAGGGAGAACATCAACCTCGCTATGCGAGGGCATCCGCGCGCCCCGGTCATCCCGGAAGGTCAGGGCCGAAGCCCTTTCCATGGGTTGGATTCGCTACGCTCAAACTCTTATCTGGTCAAGCTCAAGTTCGACAGGAACCACCCGCCCGAAGATGTTTACCTCGACTTCCGCGCGCCCATGACCACGCATGACCCGCTTGATCTTGGCCTGAAACGAAGCGAACGGACCATCCCTGACGATGGCATCCATACCAGCGCGAACACGCGGCACGAGGTTGGCCACCTCCGGGCTTTTCACCTTGATCATCAATGTGTTGATCGTTGATGCCGGTATCCGCATCGGCACGCCGTCGACACCGAGATAACCGGATATGCGACCGGCGATGCCAGCTCCCACCCAGGCCTCCGCACAGTCAGGCAAGCGCAGAAAAACATAACCTGTGAATATCGGTCTTTCCACAGTCACCGCCTTCTTTCCACGGGTTGGCGGTCGGCGTTCAGAGGCCATCGGACACCAGACCGCGATCTTCTTGGCCCTCAATTCATCCAGAGCGATTCGCTCCTGGCCGACCGGCACACGCGCAATCACCCATGACAGCCGCTCATCATCGATCGTCCCTTGGGCGGCTTTCATCAGCCGATCGGCGCTGTCGGCTTCCAGCCTGTGCCGGCGGGAGGCGTCATCTATCCGCCCCATCTGCGGCGCTGTCAGCTCACCGGGGTTGACCTGCCGAAACCGCACCTTATTGCCCTTGAATGTTCGATCGTGCATCATTCCGCCGCCTCGTTGTTGTGGGTTTGGCCAGCCACGGCCTGTTCAAACGCGGCAAGTCCCTCCGGCCCACCAGCCGGAA